GGGGAGGGGGCGCTTTGCAGCGCCCATGACCGATCAATGACCGATCACCCACTTGGCCTCCCAGCTGCTTAGCAGCGACGAAATGTTATTTTGTCCTTCTCTTCAGTCTGGAACCGTGTGAGTTTTCACGTCACGACGGCCGCTCCTCTCTAGTCTAGTGCCTACGAACAGGGACTCGAGGCCACATTGTGATGTGGCCGCGTTCCTTCAGTTAAGCTGAGGCCGACGGCCTTGTCTTTCGGAACACCGGTAAATTCCATACCGTGGTGGAGCTTCCTACGATCAGTTTTGACTGATAATAAGTTGCGTCCAGACCGCAGATGGTAACCCGGGCCATGCTCTTACAAATTAGAACATGGGTGACTAGGAAGAGACTTTCTTTTCATTGAGGTTTAATAGATCTTTACAGGTTTAATTGTAAACCGCCTGTCAGACACGAGAGACTCCGTCTCCTTGACTGTTCATACAGGGGAATGATTAACTGCTGGGAGGCCACCTAAAGAACCAATCTGATAGATCGTTTCCATTGGAAGCCCTACAGAGAGAACCTTAACCTGTAAGAGAGCAGCCTGGCTTTTAATTGCCACTGTCTGAAGGGAGGCGATGACCTATCACCTTGTGAGGAACATCTGGAATCGAGGTGGGTTGCAACCTGTGAGTCTCACGGGAAGTTACCTTCGTCGTGAAACTGTGTTCACAGGAGGTCTGCCTCAACCGATCTGCTCCCCAGGAGAATCTTCTCCCGGAAAGAGGGGTTGAAGTCCTTATTGGCTTTTAATAGCCTCCAAACGTAAAACAAAACAATATGATAAGATATCACATGTTCCATTCTACGTCTGGTGTATTCCAGCTGCCTAACCATAGACTGTATAAGTCCGTGGATTGGGCGAAGGTTGAAGCAGGTTTCCACGCGGTCGTCGACCCTGTGGAGCCGGCATCGATCCTGTACCTTACGGAACAGGACTACATCCGACAGTTACGCGTTTCCATGAGCAATGACCATACTTTAAAAGTACTGGCCAAAGCTGGTACTAGCAAACTTGCTACTTCAACAACTTCTACCACTCCAGGTCCTTCTCAAAATTCCCCCCGTGATAGTCGTCATCCATATCTGAATGAGTTCTATACGGGCTCTAGGAAATCTCTTCGTCATGCGCTCAAACGGGTGTACCACCAGTTTGACACGCCTTTCGGAGACTTTCTTGGAGCTAAGAGATCTTTTGAGGGTACAGTAAAGGCTTTGATGATCCCGATCACTGATAGAAATATCAGGACACTTTTAGTACGCTGGTTTGATAAACTGGCATACTGGAAGACAGGCTCAAAGGCTTCCTATGTAACAAAAGTCGAAACGAACTCATTCGGGTTGTATCTTGCGAGAGTGGCGAGAACCCAGGGAGCTAATGCTGTAATCCAGCGTTTGAAAATAGGACTGTTTGTCTTAAATTCTTACGTTGGAGGAAACCGTCTTACGTCGACCCAAGACTTAGGTCTTCGTATCCGGTTGGTGCATGGGCTACCTCGATACTTACCACTACACGCCCGCCAAGGAATCCGCAGTGTTAACCTCTCGGTGATCAGAATCTGGTCATCGATGTTAAACTCTTATAAGGTTATGGAGGGTTCTTGGAAAATACCTGATTTATCAAGTATCACCACACCTCATCCGGATTACTCCGCAAATGATGTGTTCCGTGAATGGCAGAACTTCGTTCCGACATTCTGGAAATTACTCAAAATAACTCCTATAAGATCTGTGGAGGACCTCTCCCCAGAGCGTCGAAAACAGGGTAGGCCGACGGCCTACTCCATTTTCTTCACCGGGAAGTCCGGTCCTAACCGCGGGCCAGCCTTGCTGACCGTGGGTGCGGATGCTTACGCATGGAGATGTCAACCTAGGAATCTAATCCTAGAATGGCTCGAAATCTGTAAAGCAGACATTACGAAACGTTGGTTTGAGGACTCTGCGTCCGTGTGGATCTCCGACACAACACGTATCTCCGGTTTAAAGGAGAATATGTCTCACACCAAAGAACGGGATTATCGAGGAGTTTTAGTAACACCGGAAGGTTTCCGGTTTACTGAGTTCCGAGATATCCTTATTAGATGGTGGAAACACGGGCCCTATGGTCGTCCCATACTTCGGCGTTTGCACGCCTTATATGAAGCGGCCGGTAAGGTCCGCGTGATTGCGATCGTTGACTACTGGACACAGTTGGTGTTAAAACCACTCCACGTCTGGATGTTCGAGTGTCTCAAGGCGCTGCCTCAAGACGCTTCCTTCGATCAAGAAGGTAAGCTCCTCGAATTCTCCAAAAGAGGTTATACTGAGTTTTACTCATATGACCTGAAGAGTGCAACGGATACCATACCGTTGTCCCTTTACAAGGAGTTACTCAAACCTATGATCCCCTTGCCTCTCTTTACCTTATGGCTAGAGTTACTTGTGGGTCTTCCCTTCTTGGTTCCGAAAGAGAACGTCGATGATCGAGGTATGTCAGGTTTG